TCACCGCGCATCTTTCCGCGAAATTGAATTTGGGGGGTTTGTACCAAATGTCCGAATTAGAACTGTTTGAGATTTTGCGCAAAAGTTTTTTGCCTGATTTGAAAAAGAGCGCCAAGCAATTTTCGCGCTTTGATTGCGAATCCGAGTTTGCCAAACTGCACATTGAACTCAAGTGCCGGCGAACTCACTATGACGATTTACTAATTGAGAAAAAGAAGTTTGATGCGCTAGTTGAGCGAGCTGATGAAATAGGCTTTGCTCCTTGCTACATCAACGCAACACCGCAGGGAATCTATGCGTTCAACTTGCATAAGGTTCAAGTCACTTGGGAAAATCACCCGATGCCTGCGACAACAGATTTTGGCAATGCGCAGCTGGTTGAAAAAGCCGTTGGCTTTTTACCAATCGCGCAGGCGGTTCATCTACCGGGGGCGGTGGATTTATGAAAGGAACAAATGACAGCAGGCAGACCACCAAAGCCGGTAGAACAAAAGCGTAAGAACGGAAACCCAGGCAAGCGTTCATTGCCTGACCTAAAGAATGTGATTGCGTTGCCAGCAATCAAAGGCGATGCGCCGCTACACCTTAGCGATGCTGGCCAAAAGATGTGGGCAGATGTTCGATCAATGGCACCCTGGATTGCTAACACCGATGCCAAATTGCTTATTGAACTTTGTGAAAAGATGGATAAGAAGTACGAGCTAAAAGAGAAACTAGCTGCTACGGACTATGTGCTTTTTACCGACAAGGGCTACGCCTATGCCAACCCGTTGTTTGGAATGTTAAACACAGTTGAGAATGACATTGTAAAATTGCTTTCATTGCTTGGCTTAACGCCAGTTGATCGCAGTAAGTTGGGGGTTGCTGAAGTAACAACAAAGGGCAAGTTAGCTCAGTTGTTAGAGCAGCAAAAGTCTAAGTGACTAATTCTTGGCCCCCTAAATGGCTCACGCCTGTTCCGATTAAAGATCGTGAACGCGGCGATGGCCCGCTCTATGCCAACTTTACTGAAGCGGTTTGCCGAGTGACTAAAGATTCAGTTGGCTCGCCTGCGGGCAAGTTGCTTGTCTTGCGCGATTGGCAAAAGGAATTGTTAAACCACGCCCTTGCCCGCCGCGATGACGGGCGCTTTCGCCACCGCACCGCCCTGATTGGGATGGCGCGTAAGTCAGGCAAGTCAGCACTTGGCGCTTCAATCGGCTTGGCAGGTTTGACCTTGGGCGGTAACGGTTCGGAAATTTATTCTTGCGCAGCCGATAAGGAACAAGCGCGAATTGTTTTTGGCACTGCCAAGCGAATGATTGAGATGGATGAAGAGCTTTCATCTATGTTCACGCTTTACCGCGATGCGATTGAATTCAAAGATAAGGGTTCAGTTTATCGAGTGCTTTCTGCTGAAGCGTATTCCAAAGAAGGTTTGAACCCTTCCCCGCTTGTTATCTTTGATGAAGTTCACGCCCAACCTAGCTGGGAATTGTGGAATGTGCTTTCACTTGCCGGTGGTGCGCGTGAGGATTCTTTGCTTTTAGGTATTACAACTGCGGGCATTAAGTCACAAAGCAACGGCCAAGATTCTCTTTGCTACTCACTCTATCAATACGGGCAGCAAATAATTAAAGAAGAAAAGAAAGATCAATCATTTTTCTTTGCTTGGTGGGAACCTGAGAAGCCTGAAGGCGATCACCGCAACGAAGAACTTTGGCCTCAAGCAAACCCTGGCCTTGGTGACATTACCGACTTAGATGAGATGCGTTCGGCAGTTTTGCGAACACCTGAAGCTGAGTTTAGAACCAAGCGCCTTAATTGTTTTGTAAATACTTCGGTGGCTTGGTTGCCAACAGGTGCTTGGGAAGCGTTAGAGGACCAAGATCGTTACCCTGAAATTGGCGAAGATGTAATTCTTGCCTTTGATGGTGCGTTTTCAAATGACTCAACGGCACTTGTTGCTTGGTTGCTTGGTGGCGATAAGCCGCATTTGATGGTTGTTGGTTTATGGGAAAGGCCAGATGATGCCGAACAAGATTGGCACATCCCCGTTGCCGAAGTTGAAGAAACAATCATTGCCACCTTCAGAGATGAAAGATTCAGTGTCAAAGAAATTGTCTTTGACCCCGCCCGTTGGCAGCGAACTTTTATGGTATTGGATGAGGCAGGGCTTCCCGTTGTCAGCTATCCGAACTCTGCTGAACGAATGGTTCCCGCCACGCAAAAATTCTACGAAGCAGTTGTGAACCAATCGTTTACTCACGATGGTAACCCCGCACTTGCTAGACACATCGCAAACTGCGTGACAAAGCAATCATCTCGCGGAGTTATGGTTGCTAAAGCAAGTTCACGCCGCAAGGTAGATGCCGCCGTTGCTTCCATTTTTGGATATGACCGCGCAACACAACCGGCTGAACCACCTGCACCAGTGGCTAGATTCTTTTCAATTCAGGTATAGGGAGCAAAATGAAGAAGATTGATTTATCAGTTGCAGTAGAAATTGTTGGGGTAACACTGGTTACAACTGGACTTGCAATGATTTCAGTTCCACTTGCTTTAGTTGTTGCGGGTATTTTTCTAGTATGGATTACAGAGAAGGCTAACTAATGAGTTTATCAAAGCGTTTGGCGGGGTCAGGTTCAAAGCGATCTGCCAACAATCAATATGTCGAACCATTGATTCCAGGGCGCCCACAATTTCAATCTCTTGCTGGCGTGACTGTAGATTCAGAAACTGCAATTCGGATGTCCACAGTTTATTCTTGCGTTCGCCTATTGGCAGACACAGTTTCATCTTTGCCAGTTGGTGCTTATGTGCGCCGTGGCCGTAACCGCTTGCCATACTCAACAATTTATGGCGATCAACCAGCTTGGGTGTCACGCCCAAACCCTGAAACAACACGCCTTGAGTTTTATGAGCAAATTGTTACTTCATTCAAACTTGAAGGCAACGCTTACATTTTAACAATGCGCGATGAACTAGGCGATGTTCAAGAGCTTTATGTGCTTGACCCAGTTGGCGTGCGCATTGAGCGCCCAAGAGTAGGCGAGCCTTTAATTTATTATGTAAAGGTTAGAGATACACAAGGCGTATATGAAGAACGCCTAACTGATAAAGAACTTTTACACATTCCTGATTTTCGTTTGCCAGGTCAGCGTTACGGGCTTTCACCTATCGCCGCCTGCCGCACCACACTTGGCGCAGCAATGGCAGCCGATGTTTATGCCGCCTCTTATTTTGGCAACGCTGCTAACCCTGGCGGTGTCATTGAAGTTCCCGGCGAGCTAACTGAAGAACAGGCACAAGATATTGGCCGTGATTGGAACCTCACACACACTGGTCCTTACCGCGCTGGCAAGATTGGCATCCTTTCGGGCGGTGCGAGTTTCCAACCGCTACAGATTAACGCCCAGGATGCCCAGCTATTAGACACACGCCGGTTCTCAGTGGAAGAAATTGCCCGAATTTTTCGCGTTCCGCTTAGCCTTTTAGGTCACCCTGTTGCCGGTGCGATGTCATTTGCCTCAGTTGAAGCGCAGAATCTTTCATTTGTTCAGCACTCATTGCGCCCAATCTTGGAGCGAATTGAACAATCTCTTTCAACATTGTTACCTGAACCTGACGGTTTTATTCGATTCAACCTTGATGCGCTACTTCGTGGCACAACTCTTGAGCGTTATGATGCCTACACTAAGGGATTGCGCGAAGGTTTCCTTTCACTCAACGATGTTCACGCCTACGAAGATATGGCGCCAATTGAAAGCGGCGATCAATACCGCGTGCCATTACAAAACATTGATGCAACAGATGCCAAGGATGTTGGCCTCAAGCTGCGCACCGAAATTGCTGCCGCATTGATTCAAGTTGGCTTTGACCCTGCAGCAGTAACAAAGGCAGTTGGCTTACCTGATATGAAGCACACAGGAGTTCCATCAAGTCAGCTACAACAGATTTCAACAATTGACCCAGCCGACCCAACTGCAGTTTATGAGGTTAAGTAATGCCTTACTTTATTAGCGATAAACAAACTGATTGTTCAGGATGGGCAACAGTAAAGCAAGAAACAGATGGTTCTTATACAACGCTTGCGTGTCACGATACAAAGCAAGAAGCAATAGATCAAATGGTTGCGGTTTCAATCTCTGAAGATATGGAACCAGGCGGGGAAGTTAACTCAAGGAGCAAAGTGAAAGAAATTGAACGCCGTACATTTACGGTTCAAGATGTTGAAGCACGCCAGGCAGAGGATGGAACAATGCGGTTGCGTGGTTACGCAGCAGTGTTCAATGATGCCAGCGTTCCCCTGCCATTTAAGGAAACTATCGCCCCAGGCGCTTTCCGCAAAACATTAAGCGAAACACCTGATGTTCGCTTGCTTATCAATCACGAAGGTTTGCCATTAGCTCGCACAAAGAATGGCACATTAACTTTGAGCGAAGATGGGCGCGGTTTATTTATGGATGCAGTTATTGCAGACACAACAGAAGGCCGCGACCTTTACAAATTAGTTGAGCGCGGAGATGTTGACCAAATGAGTTTTGCTTTCCGCGTGATTCGCCAAAAGTGGAGCGAAGATCGCTCAACTCGCACGCTTACCGAAGTTTCATTGGCTGACGGCGATGTCAGCGTGGTTACTTATCCGGCCTACCCAACCACCTCAGTTGAAGCAAGAGAGGCAATTAAAAACGCAATGGAAGCAATTAAAGAAGGTCGCGCATTAGATGGCGAATCAACTCTTGTTATCAATTCAATTCTTGAAAAGGTATCTGATTCTTATGACAGCCTTGAAGAAGGAAAAACAATGCTTGAAGTTTTGCTTGGGCTTAACACATTAGAGCCAACTGTTGAAGTTGAAGAACCTGAAATTGAGTTAGAGCCAACAGATGTGCCAGCGCGTTCAATTTCCCTGCGCTTAGCCAAAGCAATTATCAACAACACAAAATAAGTTTCTGCTGCACAAGTAGCAGATCGAAGTCGGAGCGAATCCCACACCCTAAAAGCGCCGTGGAAAGCATCGCCACCACCTCAAAACAATTACAAAACTCATTGGAGAAATAATGTCAAAGTCATATCTTGATGTTGCTCTTGAGCGCCGTGATGCAGTGAAGTCAGAAATGGATGCAGTTCTTGAGGCAGTAGCCGCAGAATCACGCACCGATCTTACTGCAGAGGAAACCGAAAAGGTTGATGCTCTCGTTGAAGAGTCACGCGCACTAGATGCAAAGATTGAAAAGTTCACAACACAGGCAGCAGCAGATGCAAAGGTTGCAGAAATGCGCTCATCAGTTGCAGCAGTAATCACACCACGCGTTGGTGGAGCAACAGTTACACGCGAAGCTCGCACATACTCACCAGAGGCTGGCGCTTCATTCGTTAAGGATGTATTCAACGCACAGGTTCGCGGAGATTACAACGCACAAGAGCGCCTTGCTCGCCACACAAAGGAAGAATCAATTGAGCGCCGCGATGTTGACACATCAAACTTCGCTGGTTTAGTTGTTCCCCAGTATTTAGTGGACCTAGCTGCACCATTTGCTAGAGCGGGCCGTCCGGCGGCTGACTTCGCAACTGCGAAGCACACACTTCCAGTAGCCGGTATGTCGCTAGAAATTAGCCGTATGACCACAGGCACATCAACAGCAGTTCAAGAAACTCAGAACACTGCAGTTTCAGAAACTGATGCCGATGATACATTGCTATCAATTCCTGTCCGGACTATCGCCGGACAACAGGACCTATCACGCCAGGCGATCGAGCGCGGAACAGGCATTGACACATTCGTTGTTGCTGACCTAATCCGTTCTTGGCACACAACAGTTGATGCTCAGGTTCTAAACGGAACAGGCTCAAACGGCCAGTTCAAGGGAATCCGCAATTCAGGTGGAAACGCAATCACATTCACAGCAACAACACCAACAGTTGCTTTGCTATATCCAAAACTAGCTGATGCAATTCAGCAAATTCAGTCAAATGTGTTTGAAACACCTACACACTGGATTATGCACCCACGCCGTCTAGCATTCTTGTTAGCAGCAGTTGATACTTCAGGCCGCCCATTAGTAGTTCCAACTGCTAACGGTCCAATGAACGCATCAGGTGTAGGCGCAGGCGTTGCAGCATACGCAAACACTGGCTATCAAATGCTTGGTTTGCCAATCATCTCTGATGCAAATGTTGGAACCGCTTACGGTGCCGCAACAAATCAGGATGAAATCTACTGCGTAGCAGCACCTGAAATGCACCTTTGGGAGCAACCAGGTTCACCATTCGCATTGTCATTTGATGCAACTGGTGCCTCGACTCTCACAATCAAGTCCGTTGTTTACGGATTTGGTGCTTTCTCTGCTGAGCGTTATCCAAAGGCCGCTTCAATCATTAGCGGTACTGGTTTAGTAGCTCCAACTTTCTAATCCAAAGTTAACAAATTGTAAGAGGCGGGTTTTTCTCCCCCGGCTAACCCGCCTCTTACTTCTTAAACGATTCGGGGGAATCTATGAAATCAGCACATAAAGTTTCAATTGGCAGTTGCGACCCAGGAACAGTTAACGGCGGGTTTGCATTTAGTTTAATTCAAGTTGCTCAATCAAGATCAGCACGCCTTGGCCCATTCATTAGAATTAAGGGTTCAGGTTTACTTTCAAAGCAACGCAATCGTTTAGTTAAGCAATTTTTAGAAACTAAATCCGATTGGTTACTAATGATGGATTCAGATGAGCAACTATCCGTTGAAGCATTTGATAAGTTAATTGAAACCGCACACGATAAAGAACGCCCAGTTGTAGCAGGGTTGGTATTTGCTAGTTTTGAAACAGGTTATCCATACCCGCAACCAGTGCCAACAATTTTTCAAGATGCTCCTGAAGGCTTTTTGCCACTTAACAAGTACGATAAAGATTCAATTTTCCAAGTAGATGCCGCAGGCACTGGATGTTTACTAATCCACCGCAGCGTGTTGGAAGCAATCAGAGCAGATGCCGACCCACACCAAGGGCAGGATTGGTGTTGGTTTTGGGATGGACCTATCAACGGTGAATGGATTGGCGAGGATTTACAATTTTGCCGCCGTGTTCGTTCACTTGGTTTTCCAATCTATGTGAATACAGGCGCGATACTGCCTCACTCAAAGAGCTATTGGTTAGATGATAGGCAGCACGATATATGGAACGCATAAAAAGAATTTTAAGAATTAAGGTAAAATTAAAGGAAACCGCTACCGCCGTTCCGCAATTGGAACGCGCAATGCTTCCCAAAGTAGAAACGAGAACCACGCGTGGCGATCACTAACGGGTATGTAACCCTGAATGAAGTTAAGGATGCACTCAATCTTGAAGATTCGATTGATAACGCAGCTCTTGAAATGGCAATTGCTACCGCTTCACGCCAGATAGATGATTATTGTGGCCGTTTCTTTTACAAGGATGGCACTGAGTTATTGCCAGCAACCCGCTATTACACGCCAACCGATTACTACATTCAACCTGTTGATGATTTTGTAAGCATTAGCGAGATCGCAACCGATGACAACTTTGACCGCTTGTACCTTACAGTGTGGACCGCAGACGATGCGATGTTTGAACCCGTCAATAATCCTTCCCGTGGGTGGCCAATGAGCCGCCTGTTAGCAGTTGGCTCTTATGTTTTCCCATTTAACCTGCCTCAATCCATACGGGTTAAGGGCGTTTTTGGATGGTCAGCGGTGCCATACGAAGTAAAGACCGCAGCAAAGATTCAAGCCTCTCGCCTGTTCCTGCGTAACCAGTCACCATTTGGAATTGCTGGTAATACAGATTTAGGAACAGTGCGTTTGGCTGCCAAGTTAGATGCTGATGTTGAGGCACTCCTGCGCCCCCTACGCAAGAACAACGGCTTGGCGGTATAATGCTACCAAGTGAGGTTAGAAACGGCTTAAAAGCCAACCTAGAGGCAATTAAAGGGATGCGTACTTACGAGCTAATTCCTACGGTGCCAGTTGCCCCAGCAGCCATCGTTGGCCAGTTGGACTTTACATTTGACTTAAACAATGCCCGTGGACTTGACCAGGCAAACCTAGATGTTGTTGTTTTGGTTCAACGCTTCACAGAGCGTTCAGGTCAAAATGAACTTGATAAGTACCTTGCGGGCAGCGGGGATTTTTCAATCAAGGCAGCAATTGAAGCTGATCTAACTCTTGGTGGAGCTTGTAACACTTTGCGTGTCACATCAGCCGAAGCGGGAAGTTATACCGCTGGAGATATGGAATTTCTTTCGTACCGTTACCGAATTACCGTTTGGGGATAAGGAGAAAAATGAGCTACACAATCACTTCAGATAATTTTGAAGGCAAAACAAAGGGTGATTCAATCACCGAAAAAGAATTGCTTGAATCAGGCTTGAACATTGAAGCACTAATTACAGGCGAGCATCTCAAAAAAACCGCAACAACTAAACCCGCAACAGTAGAGGAAACAAAATAAATGGCCCGTATAGTCTTAACAGATGCTTCAGTTGTAATCAACGGCATCAATCTTTCTGAATTTATTACGAGCGTTGCCCTTAGCACCAGCGAAGATGTGGTTGACACTACCGGGATGGGTTCTGCTGGAGCGCGTACACGCCAATCAGGACTTGCTGATAATTCAGTTACCTTTGAGTTCAATCAAGATTTTGCAACATCTGCGCCTGAAGTAACAATTAACGCAGTTGGTTCATCACTTGTTGGAACAAATGTAACTTGTGTTGTAAAGCCAACATCAGCAGCAGTTGGTGCGAGCAATCCTAGCTACACATTCTCAGCCGTTGTAGCCGAATGGCAAGCCCTTTCCGGCGCCGTTGGTGAGTTGGCCACAATTAGTGCAACTTGGCCCATCTCAGGCGTAATCACGAAGGCGGTTTAATATATGCCACGCTTAGTTTTAACAAATGCCTATGTGGTGTTCGCAAGCAATGACATCTCTCAATATGTGACCTCAATAAGTTTAAGCACGAGCTATGATGTTATTGACACTACTGGAATTTCAACTACAGGCGCAGCTCGCACCCGCGTTGCTGGCCTTGCTGATAACTCAATCACAATTGAGTTTAATCAAGATTACGCAGACAATGCCCTTGAAGAACTAATCAATGGCACAACAACAACAAATGGAACTGTTGGTTTAGTTGCGGCAATGGAAATTCGCCCAGTTAACACAACAGTAAGCGCAAGCAATCCGAAATATACCTTTAACGCGCTTGTGGCAGAATGGCAAGCGGTATCAGGTGCCGTGGGCGAACTTGCAACAATTAGTGCAACTTGGCCTATCTCAGGTCAAATTACAAAATCAATCACACCGTAATCAACTAAGGGGGAAAAGATGGATGGATTAGCAGTTAAGGTAAAAACAATTGATGGTGTTGAAAAGTCATATAAGTTAACACCGCGCATAATTGTTGCGTTTGAACAAAACTTTGGTGCAGGAATGCCTAAGTTGCTTGGGGAGCAACAAAAAGTCGAACACATCTATTGGCTGGCTTGGAAATGCCAACAGATTGATGCTCAAAATAACGGTGGAACACCCGTAAAACTTTTTGGCCCAGAGTATTTAGATTCAATCGTAAACGCCGAATTGGATGCTGATAGTTCTTTCGAATCCACCGCAACAGCCTGACATATACGGTTGCTGCGGTGGCCTGCGAAACGGGTATTTCACCCAATGAATTACTTGATGCCCCTGAAGGTATTTTTGAAGCAATGACGATTTACTTAAAGGAACGAGCTAAATCTAATGGCTGATGAAGTAATTGTTCTTTACGGCGTTAAAGAAACGCTTACTGCATTGAAAGAATTTGATAAAGATGCAGTCAGGCGGTTTAACAAAGTTATCAATAATGAACTTGCAGGCGCTGAAAAAGATGCCAAAGGTTTGATTGATGAGGACCCGCCGATGAGTGGTTGGCGCAAAGTAGATGCTACCAAAGGTCGCACTCGCGGTGGTGCTGGTTGGCCAGGTTGGAATGCCGGCGAAGTCAAAAGCAAGATCACAAAAACAAAAGCCGAAGGCAAAGTCCGTAAAGATTACACCACAAGTGCGGGCGCTTTGCTAAATAAATCTGCAGCGGGTTCAATCTTTGAAGTTGCTGGCCGTAAAACTAAAAGTACCACTGGTCGCGGCAGTAGCGCTCAGTTTCTGCGTACTTTGGGGAACAGATTTGGCGCTGCATCGCGTGTAGTATGGCGTGTTGTTGATAAAGATAAAGCAAAAATTGAAAAAAATGTTGAACAGGCTCTTAACGATGCCAAGGCTCAACTTCAAAGATACTTAAACAAAGAGCGAGGATAACAAATGGCAGTTGGCGCAATTGTAGCTCGCATCCTCACACAGTATTCGGACAAAGGTTCAAAGGCTGCTCAAAAAGACATTGCCAAACTTGGCAAAAACATTGATTTTTTTGCTAAAAAATCCGCAAGAGCCTTTGGATTGGCAGCCTTGGCATCAGCGGCAGCACTTGCCAAGATCAGCAAAGACTCAATTATGGCTGCCTCTGACCTATCTCAACAGTTTGGCGCACTTGATGCCGTTTTTGGTTCAAATTCTGAGCAGTTAAAAACATTTTCAAAGTCAATGGTTGATTACGGTTTATCAACCGCTGATGCTGCTCGATATGCCGCTTTGCTTGGCACTCAACTTAAAGGTTTAGGGCTTGAAGAGCAAGATGCTATTGCACGCACACAAAAACTACAGATTCTTGCCGCAGATTTAGCAGCAACTTACGGTGGAACAACTGCCGATGCAGTTGCGGCTCTTAGCTCTACATTCAAGGGTGAATACAACCCAATTGAGCGTTACGGTGTTGCCATTCGTAAATCTGACATCACCGCCCGCGTTGCCGCAAAGGGATTGGGCAAACTAACGGGTGACGCACTCAAAGCTGCTGAAGCGCAAGAGGCGTATGCACTTATTTTGGCAAAAACCACGGCAGCCCAGGGGCAATCCCGCCGTGAATATGACACATTCGCCGCGCAACTTCAGCGAGTAAACGCAACATATGAAAATATGAAGGCAACTTTAGGCTCAGCACTGTTGCCGGTTATGGAAAAGTTTGCCGCAGTTCTAATTACAAAGGTTTTGCCACAGATTGAGCAATTTGTTAATGCTAACAAAAATCAATTAGCAGCATCTTTTGCCGTTGCCGCAGAGTTTGCCGTTAAGTTTTTGAATGTGGCAATTGCTTTTGGTAATTGGGTTGCGAACAACACAGGTACAGTAAAAACATTGGCAGTAATTATTGCGGGAATGTTTGTTGCGGGGCGTATATCAGCATTTATTATTATGCTTGGCTCACTTACAACCGCAATGGCGCTTTTGCGAACTACGGCTGCTGGTGCCGCAGTTGCCACAGCCTTTGCAACTGGCGGAGTAAGCGTTGGAACTGCTTTGACTGCTCTTGGTGGCCTAGTCGCACTTGGACTTACTACCAAAAATCTCTTTGATATGGCTAATGGTAAAGCTCCTGCAAAAGGCAGCACCACAGGCGGCGGTGGGTTTACAGATTCTCAAAACGCTGCCCGCCTTTCTGGTATTGGTAAAATTACCCCAACTAAAGACCCTGTTGTTACCGCATTATTTAAGAATACATTTGCTCTCAATAAAAACACCAAGTCAATAATGGATATTGCCACAGCAAACGCAATGAAAGAATTAGCAACACGCCAAAAAGCACTTTCAGGTGGCTCTTCAATCGCCATCGGTGGCGGCAGTAAGATTTACAGCACTCGCAATGATCAGGGTAAGATTGATGTTAATGTTTACGCAGGCAATGTTGTTGGTTCAGCTGATGCTCTTATTGAGGTTGTTCAAAACGGCCTTGAAGCCACAGGCCGCCGTAACGGTGTTCCTAGAGGTGCGCTCGCACCAGGATTCTTGATTGCCTAATGCCAGCATTTGACGGAGTAACTTCGCCTAGCATCGCAGTTCAGTTTCTTAAAAGCGGAACTTGGACTTCAGTTACAATTAGCGATGTTGTTCAAATAGATTTTCGCCGTGGTCGCGAACGCGCAGATTTGCGCGATGAAGCAGGCTTTGCCAGCATTGTATTTAACAACACCAGTGGCATTTATGACCCTGACAACACAAGCGTTTCAAGCCCTTGGGTTGTTGGCGGCGCAAGCATCTTGCGTGACGGTTTACAAATGCGCATTATGGCCACTTGGAATTCCGTAACTTACCCATTGTTTAATGGCTTTCTTGAAAACAATTTTACCAATCAAGGTTTCTTGCCAAATGTCACAATGACTTTTTACGATGGCAT